TCAAAATCATATATCCCGACATCAAGACTGGATGTATCTGTTGGAATAAGAGAAATCTGGGCACTGCCAGACGTTCCACTGGTTGTGTCACTAAATGTAGTTACTATTTTTTGAAGAGATGCTTCAGAATCGGGTAAATCCCAATTGGTCTTGAGCGTAAATTTTAATACCCAATTTTTGATGTTATAAAGAGTTCCATCACTTTTCTTAAATGTTACTCCATAAGTATGTGAGTTCCCTCGTGTCAGGGAAAGACGCTTGTGAGCCATTCTATCACCTTCCTTCTATCGTACATGAAGATGTGCTGTAAACTTTCCCGTTAATACATGATCCGCACTGGTTCCCATCGTACCCAGGATTTTAATAAAAGGTGCGATTGGCAAAGTTACTTTAATAAAGTCACTGCCTCCATTGGTTCCTAAACAGGTTGCCATTGTTCCGGAAGTAGAGGCTATATAAGTTCCATCCCATACAGCACATCCAAGACAAACAAACGTACTTGTGCCACATGAACTGACACCTACAGGTTCAATGGTATAGGTAAGGCCAAACTGACCATCCTTTGCTATGTCGCGAATATCAAATGGTCCAGCTGTGCCACATGTTCCGCCAAGAATTGTCAGTGATTTAAACAATGGAAGTGTAGTAATATATCGTTCATTACCCATAAGTCGCTCCTTTAAAATAGGGGAGAGAGTTCGCTATCCCCTCCCCTATGGTTAAATTGTTAGGATGTGCCAGATGTTGCCGCGGACGAAGCATACATGGCCGTTCCTGCATTTCCTGCTGAGGTAGAGAAGAACGATGTCCCTGCGTTGCCGGCTGAGGTTGCTTTCATTGCCGTACCGGAATTACCAGCTGATGTGGCTTTCAACGCAGTTCCTGAAAATCCGGATGAGGTAGCTTTCACCGAAGTTCCGGCATAGGAAGCAGTCGTTGCTACCATCCCGATACTGGAAAGAACCTGTGTTGATCCATTTTCAATATCTTCAATAAGTTTTTTAATTTTTAAAATAGCCATCTTTAAAATCCTCCTTCAGAGGGTTAATGTAAAACTCAACTGTTATTAACTGCCGAATTCTCGATCCCTCATCCTTCCCATCATGGGTAATGTTTTCCTCATGCGGTCAGAATAAGCATCGGGAAGCGGTCCAAATTTTGCGGTGAAACTATCTTCGTACTGTTTTACTAAGACTGGATTGTAGGCATCGGCATCAGGTTTGGAAAATGCCAACTTTGCCGCCCAATCACACAAGTCGATATGATACTTTTCATCAATTTCCGGAGAAGTTTGCATAGTAAAGGAAATTAATGGAAGCCGAGAAACGACCAGATAGGCGGTGTCGTTAGACGATGGAGAATAAAGGAAAGTGATGGTATTCCCCGGTTCATTGAGAAATGCTTCCGGATAACCACCACTGCCACATGTGCCCACTGTTCCATTGGTTCCCCACCAGGCATTAAATTCTTCATCGACTTGAGGATAAGTTAACGGACCACGGAGAGGATAGGTAAGAGATTTTAATTGGCAACGTTTAACTTGGAGTATTTTGGGGCTGAGTTGATAATAAGCTTGTTCAGCCACTACAGAAAGGACACATAAAGGTTTCTGCCCTGCTGTAGATGCCGTTGCTGCCGTTCCTGAATCATTGGTCGTGGTTGCATCGATTATCAAATGCGCGCGCCGACATGTTTGGACTTCAGCATAATTGAGAAAACGTAAAAGTTCTGTATCCGGCCATAGATATGGTATGGCTACATCATCTAATATGCTTTCCCGCATATGGGCAATCAATTCTTTCCCTGTCATTCTTTACTCCGTTGCCGGGATTTCTTCCTTGCCGACATTTTCCTTTATTAAAATATAGGTAATTCTGGGCATATCCCTTTCGGTCGACCTGTAACTTCCATCAGGATTCTGGACTTGAATTGTGTCAGTCTTGATCCTGGTATCCAGCATTGTACGAATAGGTCTTGGAATGTCTATTTCGACTCCAGGTTTGGCCAAATAAGCAAATCCATTGAGAGATACAAAAACACCCTCTGATGGAATATCGGGAGTTTGGTTAATGATAATACGATCACGGATATGACCATCCGGTCCGGTAAAATACTTTTCCGGATTCTTTTTCATATCCAACTCCAGCTTTTTAGCCGCACTTAATTCTTCTGCTCTTTCTTCTTTTGATGTAGCCATAATAGACACCCCTCAAATTATTGGTTATGGGGAGAAGGGTTAACCTCTCCCCTTGGATTATTGTTAGTTAACTATTTATCCGTTAAACGGCATGAACTGCAGATTAACGTATGCCGTTGTTCCTCCGGTTCCCAAAGTCTGTTGTTTGCGATATACAGGGGATGCTGTAGGCGCATTCAAAAGCAGATAACCAAGAGCACAGGAATTATCAGGAAGATCGGGAAGCTTAGCAGCCGCTTCGGCCAATGCCTGAGTTGCGTAATCGGTTTTAAGGATTACATTTCCCGGACCTGTTACTGCCGCCGTTCCATCTGTTCCAACATAAACAAGGTACTTAGCAACAGTATTTGACCCTTGGGTACCAGCCGGCATAACCAAGTTATCAACAGCAATGGTAGCGTAAATGATACCATCAATGACAACATTAAGAGGTGCCACAACGTTAATGCCACAGGTTGTTCCATCGGCCAATTCTGCTGTTTTATTCGCGCTACCCGCCGTACCGCTAAGAACACGATTTGAAATTCCCTTAAGAGCGCGCCGCATGGTTTCATCAAAGAAAGCCATGTCCACTTTTCTCTTGGAATTATCTACCTTGGTACTCGGATCATCAAATTTTGCGTAAGCCATAATATTACTCCTTTAAAATTGTGAGTTGAGTTGTCCTAGTCTTCAAGACAGATACCGTACTCGCTAGGATGTTCAGCACGGTTAGTATATACAGCCCTCAAGCCAACTCTCACTTAGGACTGTAAAACTTAAACTTTAGTTCGTGCATGCGCACTCGTAAACCGCCATCCATGAATCATTCAGGATAACAGTTGTTTGCATTGTTTTCCATGACACGGAACCTCTCTGTGCCAACGGATCGGCAATGCTTGGGTTCGGATTGACTACCATCGGAGTAATCGCATATTTTCCTTTGAGTGCAATAAATCCATAGGCATCTTTACCGAAATACATTACTGGGTAAACATCGCATGAACCACTGGTGGCTATCATGGTTGAAGTTGCCGCACCGCCTCCATCATAGGGGGTGAAAATTGTGGACTTGAGGTAGCGCACATCTTCACAAGCGCCAATTTCTGTTTCCCACGGAGAGACCTTTCCATAATCAGCCACAGAAGTGAATCCGGTAAGACTGCGGATATCGGACGTAAGATCAACATGGGTTACAGCAGCATAGGCCGGCAAAATGGACTCCGTGTTGAATGATGGAGTGGATTTTACGATAGATGTGACAAATCCAGCTTCCTGACGTTCCAATGCACGGACAATTCGGCGTTGGTCAGTGCGGGAAATGGCAGTTGAAACTGAAGTACGAGCAGCAACTGAATTCGCATAGAAAACATTGGAACACGCTTTCAGTACATTATAACGCAAGGTTTCAACTGTCTTGGCCGCCTGTTCACCGATAACTGCAACTGCTTCCTGAAGAATAGGGTCTTCATGGGTGTCCATTACGACATCGGTAATTCCGACCAAACCACCATATTGCGAGAGGGTGGCCGTAATGTCCGTTGCAGTCATTTTATCAGCAGTCGGGGTTACACCTTCAGTCAATGCCGTTGTGCGAAGACCCAGACTGTTGTAACGTCTGAATTTCATGGACTGGGTCTTGTTCGCGGGCAAACTTTTGGCCTGGCCGAATTTTTCAAGGCACAAATACGGCATGGCTCTCTTTAACAAATCAACCGCAACAAAAGCAGCAGTCCTGGGGGTTATATCTCCATAAGTAGTTAAATTCATTGAGTTTTCTCCTTATTTACTTGTCGCCTCATCAAACGCTCCATCAAAATCATCAGATGGTTTAAGGTTCGGATTTATTGCACTACGTTTACTTTGCGGAGGAGTCAAGGCCGCCTTTCGATCTTTCTTGGCTTTGTCCATTTCCACAACGTTATCCTGAGGCGGATTGTTGGTTAACGGAATATTGTTCTCTTTTTTAAAATCGTCCAGAAGAGAAATAACTTCCTCGGCTGTTCCTGACTGGCAAACTTCCAGCATTCCCTTTTGGAGATATGCCGGCTTAGTTTGTATCCATTCCGTGATCTTACCATTCTCATGGTAGGACTTATAATCAGGATGTGCCGTTTCAATTGAATTGAAGTGGTTGCTAACTGCATCCTCTTCCCGTTCCTTAGTTGTCTTTTCGACAAACTCTGTGGCCGGCTTCAACTGACTCTGGAATTCTTCTTTTACTTCATTGAGTTTCTTTTGGAATCCTTCGTTCAGTATACCGTAAATTGACTTGATTGCTTTGCTGAGTTTTAGGTTTTCAACCTTGGAAACCAATCCGAATTCTTCATCGTACTCTTTTAACATGGCCTTTTCTTCTTCATTCAGATTAAGGTTTTTTAAAAGAGATTCAACGTCCAGTTCGGTTTCCACTTTTTTATTTTTATCGTCAGCAGGAGGAGGCTCAGGAGGTTTCTTGAGTTTCTCTATCTCTGCCTGGTATTCTGCTTCTTTTGTCTTGAACTCAGCTTCTTTGGATTTGATTATCCCGTTGAGACTTTTCCATTTTTGCTCATAGTCTTCCGGAGGAGGTTCGGGAGGTGGAGTTACAGGAGGAGGTTCAACTTTTTTATCATCAACCGGAGGGGGCTCTTCTTTTGCAGGAGGTGGTTCAGTTTTGGTCTTATTTGGATCATCGGTGTTGGTCAGGTCTGGAGCAAGAGTTCCATCCTCGCTCTTTACTTCTGCTTCACTAAATGCCTCACCGAATACTTCGTCCTGTTGTGACAGGATATCCGCGGCAGTATTATCATCCGGTTTTTCTTTCATAATTTTTCCCTCATTCCTTTAAATAAAAAAAGGCCAACAGAAAGGAAACTTAATTCCTAAATGTTGACCTTTTTTCTCATGTGCTAATTGAGATTTAAGCCTTTGCTATCTTTGACTCCAAAATCTTTTTAATCCCCCGTGCTAATTTGCAGAGTTCGATAGCCTCCTGTTTTGATAACTTTACTTCATCATTTCCTCCCTTTGGTTGATGGTTAAAAGTTGTTAAATCACGTCTCAAATCTTTTTTTAAA